AGACCTAAGGATAACACCGTGGGAATCACAAAAAGTATTTGAAGTTGGGTATCACTATCGCCCAACTATAGAAGAAGCCGAACAAGCACTAGAAAAATTACCCTCAGTAGATCAATCACCTAAATACCATGAATATCCGGACCTACGTGAAATTATTATCAAATAGTTTGACACGTATAATAATTTCACGTACACTTAATGTAAGATAAATATTAGTGCTACATAAAGGTAGCAAAATTCACAATTTAAACCATCACAAAGGAAGGTTATCATGTCATACAACAAAACAAAAACAGATCCCGTCTTGGGACAAGCAGTACACGAACACTTAGTTAAAATGGGAGTAGAAACTCCAACTATTTCAAATGATATTGATCGTAAAGATAAGATTGATAAAATTGAACAGCATTTTACCGCAATTATGCAAACATTAGGGTTAGATTTAACTGATGATAGTTTAGTAGAAACTCCTAAACGTGTTGCTAAAATGTATGTTAACGAAATATTTTGGGGACTCGATTACGAAGCATTTCCAAAGTGCACCACAGTAGAAAACAAAATGAAATACGATGAGATGGTAATTGAACGCAATGTCAATGTCCAATCAAATTGTGAACATCACTTTGTTGTTATTGATGGGGTGGCTACAGTAGGTTATATTCCGAATCATAAAGTGTTAGGATTAAGTAAAATTAATCGTGTAGTCGAATATTTTAGCAAGCGTCCGCAAATACAAGAACGATTAACTGAACAAATTTATCACGCACTACAATACATTCTCGAAACAGATCATATCGGGGTTGTATTAGATGCACAACATTATTGCGTTAAGTCGCGGGGTGTAGAGGATGTAGGAAGTTCAACAGTTACATCAAAACTTGGCGGTTGTTTTAAAACTGAATCAAGTGTACGTGCAGAATTTATGAATATTGTCAACAGCTGCAAAGTTCGATAAAGGAATAGTTATGTTTAAAAGATGGTTAACTCGACTAGTAGATGAATGGCGATTAGATGCGTACGAAGAATGTGTACCAGAACCAAGTTCAAATAGACAGCGTAAAAAGTTTGGTCAGAAGATTGGCAGTGGGAATAAGACACCATCACAGCAACGTGTATCACATAACTACGATGATGACGGAGTAATTACATTTAAAGTATATGGTGCGAATGGTGGGAAGATTGTTGAAGCCGCACGTTACGATGATAAGCACGACCAAGAACGCATCAAACTGTACATCATCGAAGAGAATGCAGACTTTACAGAATCATTGAGTAAAATTGTTACAATGGAGTATATGCGCTAATATAGCGGTTGACTTTTCTGTAAATTAGTGTATAATGTGTATACGCTTAACCCTCAAAGGATGTGTATGAAACGTACTATATTATCGTTATTGCTAGCGGCATCGGTTGGTGCTAATGCCGAAACGTTAAACTTAACTCCCTATAACACCAGCGAATATACCGCTGACACTATTGCCAAAGGCAAAACTGGTGACGATTTTCTCAAAGAGATCAATGCCAGTTCCGCATGGGCACGTGGTTATACAGGTAAAGGTAGTTTAATTCTTATTATCGATAGTGGTATTAATGCCAGTCACAAAGAGTTTGCAGGTAGTATATTTGCTACTCGAGACTTTATCAAAAGTAAAAATGGCATAGTTGATGTACAGGGACATGGTACTGGACTTGCTGGCATTGCCGCAGGTAATTGGGATGGTATTGGTATGGCTGGTGTTGCACCAGATGCACAATTGGCTATTGCTAAAGTAACAGATAATACTGCGTTTAATTTTACTCAGGCACGTAATGCATTAAAATGGGGCAGCGATCTTGGTGCAATTGTAGCTAACATCTCAGCAAACTATACCTATGATGCGGCATATCTTAAAAATATGTATAGGTTAAGTGACGGCGTAACCTGGGCCAACAAAGATCCGAGATACGTTGGTAGATTTTTTATGAATGAAAATCCTAACACCTGGGCCGCAGCATTAAGTCCTAACATGGTATTAGTCAACAGTGCCGGTAATAGCGGACGAGCTTATGCAGAGCAACCGGGTACGTTGGCCACAGCCACAGATGCTAACGGTAAGTTAATTCTAGGCGGTCGCGTTATTATTGCAGGTGCATGGGACGTTGATAAGGATGCTGTTGCTGGTTATAGTAACCGAGCAGGCAGTATATGTCGGAGTGTAGTTAACGGACAGTGTAAGGATCTATATCGGGTAAGTGATTTCTATATCTTAGCGCCAGGTAATGCGTTCACAGCAAGTAAGACTGGTGATGCATATAATATACAAACAGGCACTAGCCAAGCGGCGGCTGTAGTATCTGGCAGTGTTGCAGTTATCAATCAAATGTGGCCGACTATGAAGGCTGAAAATATTGTTAAACTGTTAATGGTAACGGCTAATAAGAATATTGCAGGTTATAATAAAGAAATACACGGTCAAGGCCTACTTGACTTAGAACGTGCCACTCGACCTGTGGGTGCATTAGGCATTCCCACTACTGGCAGGGTTAATAAGATTGCATTAAGTGGCGGGTTCAGTACCAATACATCCGGCGGGTTAACAGCAATTAGCAGTAAATTAAGCAGTGTTATGGTTACTGATGATTTTGAACGTGATTACTATGTTGACATGAGCAAGGCCGCAAATACAAAACGTGCTAGAGCCGACTTTAACCCAAATACCAAAGCTAACTTCTACGAGGAATTTAATCCGTATAATAAGTTAAACTTTTACACAGCTAATGCCAAACTACAGTCTGGCGAATACGACTTTAAGTTCAGTGCCAACGATGTTGCGTCTTTAGGCCTAGCTGAAATTGGTAAGACTACCAAGTTAAATGACAGGGCTAACGTGCGTGTTGGTTTTGGTATGTTAAATGAACAAAACACTTGGGTAGGTAATAGTATTAGTGGTGCGTTAGGACAAGTACAGAGTAGTTTTACTACATTTTCTAACTTCACTGGACATTATGACCTAAATAAACATATGAGTGCATTTGGTAGTGTTTGGTTAGGACAAACCGAAACTAATATGCAGTCCACTGGGTTGATTACTAATGTAAGTGCAACTCAAAGCTACAGTTGGAATGTTGGATTAGATTGGTCGCAAGATGCACACAGCTACGGTGCTACCTTAAGTCAACCAGTTACAGTCTATCAAGGCACGGTTAATGTGGATATACCAACAGGATATAATGCCAACGGTACTGTTAATTATTCTAAGGAAAAAGTTAGCATTACTCCATCTGTAAATGAATACGATGTTGGCGCATACTACAAATATCGCACTGCATCAATGAACGTAATTGCCTACGGTGAACACCAAATGAATTACCTAAACCAAAGTGGTGTATCAAACAACGTAGTTGGGCTAAGTTTAGTCAAGGCATTTTAATAAGGAAGTAAAGAACTATGGATATTAATAAAAAGTATTATGATTATGTACACGTTCATGAGATGGTTAATGATATCTCATTTAAAATGTATAAAGATAATTGGCGTCCAGACTACATTGTTGGTCTTACTCGTGGAGGGCTAATACCTGCTGTTATCATGAGTAATACATTAGGTATTCCTATGGAAACACTTAAGGTTAGTCTACGCGACAGTGATAACGGTCCAGAAAGTAATTTATGGATGGCAGAAGATGCATACAATGGTAAAAACATTCTTATTGTAGATGACATTAACGATACTGGTGCTACGTTAGATTGGATTACTAACGATTGGCAAAATAGCTGCCATCCATCCGATGCACACTGGTTGCAAGTTTGGGGGAATAATGTTAAAATAGCTGTATTAGTTGATAATTTGTCTAGTAAATTTAGTCGCTGTGTTGATTACTGTGCAGTATCTATCAATAAAGCAGAAAAAGATGTTTGGATTGTTTACCCTTGGGAAAGATAATGAAATTAAAAGTCAGTGAGATATTTTATAGTGCGCAGGGCGAAGGACGCTTTATTGGTGTCCCGTCGTTGTTTCTACGTACATTTGGCTGTAACTTTACCTGCGGCGGCTTTGGTATGCCACGTGGTGAGATTAGTACAGAACGTAATGTAGTTAAAGTTGAGCAGTACAAAACCTACAACGACCTGCCACTTGTTAATACAGGCTGTGATAGCTATGCTAGTTGGGATCCACGCTTTAAAAGTTTAAGTCCATTGTTATCCATAGACGAAACAGTCAAGCAGATGCTAGATGTTGTGCCCAATAACAATTGGCAACAGGCTAATGGCAACAACGTACATTTAGTTATAACAGGTGGTGAGCCACTATTAGGATGGCAACGGTCATTTCCTAAGTTGTTAGCACATGATGACATGTTTAACTTGCTTAACTTAACATTTGAAACAAATGGCACCCAGGCATTGCATGATGACTTTGCCGCATACTTGAAACTATGGAAAAGACAAGCACGTGAAATTACATTTAGTGTAAGTCCAAAGTTAAGTGCTAGCGGTGAAACTTGGGAAGATGCTATTAAACCTGAGATTGTAGCAAGCTATGAAAAGGTTGGTACAACTTATCTCAAGTTTGTTATCGAAACGCCCAATGACTTTGATGAAGTTGATCGTGCTGTGGCAGCATACAGGGCTGCAGGCTTTACAGGCGTAGTTTATGTTATGCCAGTTGGTGGTGTTGTTAGTGTGTATGATGGTAACAAGTTTCATATAGCAGACGAAGCAATGCTACGCGGTTATTATTACAGCCCAAGATTACATGTTGATCTTTGGGGCAACAGTTGGGGGAAATAGTATGTGGAATAAAATTAAAAATGTATTAACAAATATAGCTCAGCCTGAAACAGGTAAGATTGCGCCTATAACCGAAGGCAAGAAACGTACACAGGTTAAAACACCCAAGGTTGCTAGTGCAGATCCAGCGGCTATTAAACCTAAAAAGCCACGTGCTAGTAAAAAGAAAGTAGTAGAAGATCCAGACAAAAAACTTGCTACTAAAAATGGCGAACCTTGGGTAAAGATATTAAGTATGGATTTAGATCCCGATGATCCAGGTAATGGTGCATTTGAATTAGATTGGAATGATAAATTTGTAGCCAACTTAATACGTGCAGGCTATCAAGGTCGAACAGATGCTGATATTGTAGATAATTGGTTCAAAGCAATATGTCGCAATGTAATCACAGAATCATACGAACAAGATCAAGCCGATCCATCAAAACGCAATGAACGTAGACGTGATCTGGGCAATGGTAGAACGGAAGTAAGTTGATAGTATATGTAAACGGTGACAGCCACAGTGCAGGAGCAGAAGCGGCCAATGCATACTGTTTTTTATCCGATGATCCAGCTATGGGTTGGGATCATTATGACCGTACGCAGACTGCAGCTGGTAGGGTTCCACACCCCGATAATGTCAAAGTTAGTTATGGGCAACGAATAGCAGATCAATACAATGCTACCCTTGTCTGTCAAGCCGAAAGTGGCAGTAGCAATCAACGTATGCTACGAACAACCTACGAATATTTAGAAACCAATCCTAATCCAGATTTAATAATAATCGGTTGGGCAACTTGGGAACGCGAAGAGTTTTTCATTGATGGATATTGGCATCAGTTTAGCGCAAACATGTCCACCGATGGATTGTCCGATGATGCAGTACTAGCTTATAAGCATTGGGTATTGGATAGACATAGTGTACAACAATACTGTGATCAAGCTCAAGAAGCAATATGGAATTTGCATCAGCGATTAGTTGCTGAAAGCATACCACATTTATTCTTTAATACCTTTAGTGGGTTGACTACTTCTACCCAATTGTCATGGTGTAATTCATATTATGAACCATACACCCATGCTGGTTCATTTTTTAATTTATTAAAATCACAGGGTTACACACCTGTTACCCCAACAAGTTATCATTATGGTGCAGATGCACATCAAGCATGGGCAAATCACTTGACAAAAATCATAAATGAAAGTATAATAACTACATGAGATACTTAATCGTAGATGCAGCAAACACATTTTTCCGTGCTAGACACAGCGCACATAGACAAAGCGATACCTGGGATAAGTTAGGCTTTGCTATACACGTTACCCTAGCATCAATTAACAAAGCATGGCGCGATCAAAAAGCAGACCACGTTATCGTGTGTCTAGAAGGTCGTAGTTGGCGCAAAGACTTTTATACTCCGTATAAAGCCAATCGCGCTGTGGCACGTGCTGCCAAGACTGAAGCAGAACAAGAAGAAGAGCAAATGTTCTGGGACGCTTTTGACGCTATGAAGACGTTCTTAGCTGAACGGACTAATTGCACTGTATTACAACATGCTAACTTAGAAGCAGATGACTTGGTAGCAGGGTGGATACAAACACATCCAACTGACCATCACACTATTGTGTCAAGTGACACGGACTTTTATCAATTATTAAGTGATAACGTTAATCAATACAACGGTATTAGTGATGAATTACACACCCTTACCGGTATATACGATAAGAAAGGTAAACTTGTTATAGACAAGAAAACTAAAGAACCTAAAAAGATTCCAGATCCTAAGTTCATCTTATTTGAAAAATGTGTACGTGGCGACCCTACTGATAATATCTTTAGTGCGTATCCCGGTGTACGTACTAAAGGCACTAAGAACAAAGTAGGTCTAGAAGAAGCGTTTGGTGACAAAGACAAACAAGGTTATGCTTGGAATAACCTAATGCTACAACGTTGGACTGATCATAACGGTGATGAGCATCGTGTGCTAGATGACTACAATCGTAACGTTACGTTAGTAGACTTAGCAGCACAGCCTAAAGAGTATAAACTTATGATAGAAGAAACTATCAAAGCTAATGCAACTGCACTTAATCGTCCTATGGTAGGTGCGCAGTTCTTAAAGTTC